GCGAAAGCCGCGCGGAACTGGCCCAGTTTCTGGCCCGTCATCTTCTTGGTGTCGAGTTCAGCAGCGAAAAAGTCCCGATGCGCCATTACGATCTGTCGGAGCTGCTTGATCGCTTCACTTTTCCGACTGATCTCGAGGACGGGATCGAGCATGTCGACGTGCGCCAGCTGCGCTTGATGCCGATTGATAATGTCGGTCGGCGTGTGACGTTCGAGAATTCTGCGAAAGCGGATGGCACCATCTGGGACATGGCCGACGAGGAATTCGGGACCAGCAATCCCCTGCGGCGCGGCTGGGTGATCACGCAGGCCAAGTTGGCGATCAAGTTTCACCCGAAGGGTGATGCGCGCCGCGTGCGGTCGCTGACCTTGGCTGTGACGATGCCGCATGGCTGCAACCTCAAGGACCAGACTGAACAGGAGCAGCTGATCGGCGAAAAGTATCTGCGCCGGTGGGGGATCCTGGTCGATGACCAACCGATGTTCGAAGATTGATTCGCGTGGGTTGGGCTTAATCAGCACAATTGCCAACACGCCTGACGCACAGATCGCCGCGCAAGTCCTGAAGACATATCATGCCGCGGCGGGGAGGCAGCTCCTCGCCGCAGGCCTTTTGGCACGTATCGGTGACGACGCCGTGACCACGTCGCTGGTTGACCACGATGATGAACCAGTGCCGCTGATCCGGTCGCCAGACGATGGTTCCCACGGCTATTTCAGCCCGAACGCGGGTTGGGTGAAAGTCGGCCCGGAACAGACGGCGCTCTATCGGCTTGATATGCCAGCGTTGCTGTCCCGGCTGACGGCGCAGTTCGATCTGGCCAGTCGCCATGGCCCGATCATGTTGATCCCAAATCTTTTATGGGAAATTGGTGATGTGCGCCTCGGCCGTCGTGCCGAGCGTGTGCCGGTCTGGTTCGCGCGCAGACTGTCAAACGAGACGGTCGCCAACCAGATTGCGAACGCTGCAAGGGCGCGTCCTGCGCTGCGAACGCGCGTCCTGTTGACGACGACGCCCGTCAGCCATCTGAAACTGCCCGCAGCGTCAGGGCAGCTGGTGGTCGACTTCCGCGATGTGGTCGGTTTCGCGGACGGGATTGTGATCCATCCTGATATTCTGGCTGCCCGCCTCGACGGCACGTATCTGCCGGATCCTTCAGAACCCCTGAATTTGTCGCCAGATGGCAAGCAGCTGGTCATCCTTGGTGGCGACCCAATCAGCTTCAAATCGGATATTCACATCAAGATGCTTCGGACGCTGGTCGAGGGGTTTAAGGCGAAAAAGCGGTATTCGGCGGAAAATCTGCTGACAGATGCCGGTTCTGGCTCCGGATCGTTGCGACGCGCATTCGGCACAGAGAAATGGGCGCAACTCTCCCCCCACCTCAAATCGACCAACGGACTCTGGGCCTTCGAGTTCTAGGGTAATTTCTCCCTGTTCTTCTCCCTGTCCGGGTGTCGCTCTTCTCCCGTCATCTGCGTGATTTTGCCTTTGGAAGCGATCTGTTCCGAAGGAGTACCAGATGACCATCAGACATTTGAACCAGATCGAGCTGGCCGCTCGGTTGAACATCAGCCCGCGCACATTGGAGCGCTGGCGTTGGACGGGAGAGGGGCCCCGTTACATGAAAGTCGGCGGCCGGGTGGTTTACCGCCTCGAAGACGTCGAAGGCTACGAGGACAGCCAGCTGCGCAACAGCACGGCCGAAGTCTCGTCAAAGCCCGCGGCTTGAGGGGATGATCATGAACATTCCCAACCGCATCACCCTCGATACGCTGGATCAGCAGCCGATCGGCGAGATCATTGCGTTTCCTGCCGAAGATCTCGCCCTGCTGCAAGCCGAGGTCGAGGAGCATTTCCGCAAGGCCAGGCTGCTGCGCGACTGGTTCAACGGCGCGCTCATCCAGAAATACGAACACCGCGCCCAGACTGAGCGTCTCGCCGCCAACAAGGACAGCGGCACCGTTCGGTTTCAGGACGGGCCCGTCACCGTGGTCGCCGATGCGCCCAAGCGGGTCGAATGGGATCAGGCAGCGCTGGCCGCCATGGCCGAGCGGATCCGCGCCAGCGGCGACACCCCCACCGACTACCTCGAGATCACCTTCTCAGTGCCGGAACGGCGCTACAGCGCCTGGCCGCCCGCCATGCGCGACGGCTTCGCAGGCGCACGGACCCTGCGCACCGGTCGCCCGACCTTCTGTCTCACCCTCAACGCAGAGGACAAATAATGTTTTTTGCAAACGCTCTGGCACGCCTGAAGCAGGCGCACTACGGCCTTGAGGATCTTCCGGATGCTCTTTGCTTCCCGAAGCACTCGGGCCGCCTGGTCGAGCCCCCGGTGCTGATCACCAAGGCGACGCTGGACGACATCGCCTTTGCGATAGTCGCCGCCGATCTGGAATGCTCGGCCGTCATCCGTCGGTCCTCGTCGTTGAAACGGCTCTACGAACTGGGCCGCAAAGCTGGGGCCGTCGGCACCGATCCGGCGGTCGCTGCCGCACTCAACGTGGTGGGCCGCTGATGAGCTTCCCCATCATCACCGCCGATCAGCGGCTGGCCGAGCCGCGCGGGATCAAGGGCTGCATCTTCGGCAAATCGGGCATCGGCAAAACCAGTCTGCTGTGGTCGCTGAATGCCAAGACGACCCTGTTCATGGATCTCGAGGCGGGTGATCTCGCCATCGAGGGACTGGCGATCGACACGATCCGGCCGCGCACCTGGATGGATTGCCGCGACTTCGCGGTGTTCATCGGCGGTGCGAACCCCAGCTTGCGCGACGATCAGGCTTACAGCCCCGCACATCATGCCGCCGTCTGCCAGAAGTTCGGCGATCCGGCTGCCGTTGAGCGCTACGAGACGATCTTCGTCGACTCGATCACCGTCGCCGGGCGGCTTTGCTTTCAGTGGTGCAAGGGCCAGCCCGAAGCGTTTTCGGAAAAGACCGGCAAGCCGGATGTCCGGGGTGCCTACGGGTTGCATGGCCGCGAGATGATCGCCTGGCTCACACATCTGCAGCACACACGGGGCAAGAACATCTGGTTCGTCGGCATCCTCGACGAGAAGCTCGATGACTTCAATCGCAAGGTGTTCTCGCCGCAGATCGACGGTTCCAAGACCGGGTTGGAACTGCCCGGGATCGTCGATCAGGTGATCACCATGGCCGAGATTTCCGGGGCCGATGGCCAGCCCGCGCGCGCCTTCGTCTGCCAGACGCTGAACCCGTTCGGATTTCCGGCCAAGGACCGCTCCGGGCGGCTCGACATGATCGAAGTGCCGCATCTGGGCAGGCTGATGGCCAAGATCCATGGCTCCGTGCGCCCCGCGGCAGCCCGCCTGACCTATGCCGCCGCAGTCGAAGGCCCGCCTGCCGCTGCCGTCGCAACTCCCTCCCAAGTCAACTGAAAGGAAAAAATCCGATGACCGGACTCTGGAACGATTTCAACTCCGCGCAAAGCAACGGCACCGTCATCCCGAAAGGCACGCTGGCCAAGGTGCGTCTGACCATCCGCCCCGGCGGCTTCGATGATCCGTCGCAGGGCTGGACCGGCGGTTATGCCAAGCGCGGCGCGACCGGGGCTGTCTATCTCGACGCCGAATATACCGTGGTCGAGGGCGCTTACGCCAAGCGCAAGATCTGGTCGCTGATCGGGCTCTACAGCCCCAAGGGCCCCGATTGGGGCAACGCCGGGCGCGGGTTGATCAAGGGCATCCTGAATTCGGCGCGCGGCATCGATGACAAGGACAATTCAGCGCAGGCACAGGCCAAACGCCGGATCAGCGGCTTTGCCGAACTGGACGGGATCGAGTTCATCGCCCGGATGGACATCGGTTCCGACACCAATGGCGAGGACAAGAACGAGATCCGCGCGGCCGTCACGCCCAGCCACCGCGACTATGCGCAGGTCATGGGCCATGGCGGGGCCGCCCCGACGCAGGGCTACGGCCAGCCCCCGGTAACGGGCGCGCCGCAGCAGGGCTACGCCGCCCCGGCCCCCGGCTACACCGCGCCCGCGCCTGGGCAGCAGCCGTCTCAAACCCCTGCGACCGGTGTGACCGGTGCGACCCCCGGTTTTTCCGGTCGGCCGAGCTGGGCGCAGTAAGGGGAGCGATCATGCGACTGCGTCCCCGCCAGAAAACCTTCGTCGAGCGCAGCCTTGCAGCCCTTGACGCCCACGGCAACACGCTGGGT